GTTGCACTCGAAGCAGCCCACCTTTCGGTGGACGCCATCCCTGAAGGGACTTTTAAGCACTACCCGTGTGGAAGTGGCTGCTTTCTACCACCTCCGCAACGGCGCTGGGAAACGCCGCACTCACGTCTATGGATTAGACATGAGTCCACCGGAGCTTTGTGCGGACGGCTTCCGGTCGTCCAGCTCGCAACAGGTGCTGCACATCATCGAAGATTTCGCTTCTAGATGATAGCACCTTGAGCAAAGCACCAACTCCACTCGCCTCACTAGGAGGCAAATGGGATTCTACCACCCATCCTCTAACAGAAAGGACATGGTAGTAGGGATCGCTAGCCTGTGGCTCTTGTGTAGAACCACGCATAGGCATAACGGTCCAGCGGCCCAGCACAGGTGACCTAGGAGTGCTCTCGTCCCATTGAGAAGCACTTGTGACTTCGACAGTAGGATACCATCCCCCCAAAAGGGAGCGGTTCCACTTGTCAAGCCACGCGGCCGTCCGCCACAATCCAGACAGGTAAAACCTGTTCCGAAGCGCGACAGTCGACTCGGTCTCCGTCACGAACCTCCGTGATGAGGGAAGATCCCAACCACCGTCATGAACAACGACGTGGCGGGTACGAACCACAGAAACATCGTGGCCATCGTAGTATTCCCTTCCGCAAGACTCCCTGAACTTTCCATCCAGGAAAGACTTGTTTGAGTTAACCTTGAAGCCGAAAGCCTCAAGGCTCGCAATCACGGACTGAGCAAATTCCACGGGGATTATAATATCGTCCCCGTAGACGCGCACCCGCTTCCGGAACCGATGTAAATCGGCCCGGGAGAGTGGACGAGCTAGACCCTTTTCAATCCCAATAAAGACAACGGCGGCGAACACCATCGCCTCCACTGGGAACGTAAGGGCCGAACCCATAGACGCGAACTTGGCTAGGCGAATAACGCCATGGCCAGGCACATCAGCCTTACGTGACCTAGTCGCATCAACAGCCTCAAATAAATGGGGCCACCGACGCAACATGGTTCGCACAAGCTGATTGGAGACACGATCGGAAGCTTCACTCAGATCGAGTGTTGCAAGGTCCTCTGTAACAGAACCCTTCTTGGCCAAGTGGTTGTTACGCCACTGGTCATCGAAGCCGACCATCCTACCCATGAGGTAATCCTCACGGATGGACTGGACCAGAAGATCTTTGACGCCCTGCTGCATATACTGCATGTAGGACGGCTCGATCGCAATGATCCGAGGCGCCTTCAGTGTCTTAGGAACTGTAATGACCCTAACAGGTCGCTCAGCTCCAGGTTCGAGAAAATCAACACGGTCAAGGCGGCTGTAATACCGCCAATTCGGAAGTGCATACTCCCCATAAGGGAATGTGCGCTCCAACCTCTGGGGCCACTCGAAGAAGTCAAACTTCTTGTTGCCTGACTTTCGGTCAGCTGTAGCTCCAGGTCCGTGCTTTGGTCTAAGGTAGGGCCATTCAGGATCAGAAACCCTGGGCCCTTCCTGCTCTCTGAAGAGATCGTTATCGACTCTCTGGAGAACGTCAGACCAAAGGAGAGCAGACACGCGTTCGAAATCTTCGATTTCTCGTTGACTCCGGCGTGAATCTGCAATCTTGACTTCCTGCTCACACTCAACAAACCCTTCAATCGTTGCACGCACCCGCCTTTCGGTAGGCGCGACTTGAACCTTGCCAAACAACAGCGTTAGCTGCCGAATGGCTTGGATCGCTTCGATGTTGGGCTTGTCAAGTAGATGTCCACTAGCGCGGTCGAAGATGAGCTCGAGGAAACCTCCGAGAAATCGGGGGAGACCTGACTGAAAGGCGAAGCCTTGAAACAGTTCGCGAGCTACCCTCCCTCTGGACAGGCTTTTTTGGAAGTCGTCACAGAAGCGGGGTAGGGTGATCGTCATAAATGACGCACCTTCATCCTCAACACGACTCGAGAAAGTTTTAAAATCTCGAGTGGTGCTTACGCTGCACATGTCGCCAAATTCATCAGCGACAACACGCCAGAGCATCATCAGGCTTTTCATCCATCCCTCCTAACAGAGGTGTCTGGAATCCATAGCCATGTCAATGATTAGCATGATGGCAAGGGTGTCAAGTGTGAACAACCCAAACCACTGACGGTATTTCCGCCAGACGCCTTTTAAGGCGTTCATCCCCCGTCGGTCCTCGCTAGCTCTCGCCGGCGATGACCTTCGTCACGTTGGCATCAGAAAGCCAGCCGATAAGGCCCTTGGTGTTATTCAAGAGCTCCGTGTTGGTAAACACGGCATCCGACGGCTCGTCGATCACGAGGTAGCATGAACAGCTAACCTCACGCGACTGATTGGCGACAAAAGGATCTGCCGCAATCTTCTTGATGTCAAGCCTCACCTGACGACGCGTACGACCACTCTTCGTGGACGTGTGCGCGACAGAAAGAGACACCGTCTCGTCATCCTTGGTATAGGTGGCGGTACGGTCACCGACGCTGACTCGCGGAAGCGAGTTAGCGACGGTATTGATAGTGACTGACTGGGGATCAGAAAACATGGCAATGCTCCAATGTGTGATGGCCTGTGAGAGGGATTACTCACAAGCAGGTAGATACTCAACCTGGATTGGCTGGGCATCGTGGTTAGATGCGTCCATGACTGGATCGTCATAACGCACCTCGACCTCGGCTTAAACCGAGTGCCGCGAGAATGGCCCACTGTCGATCGGTAAACCCGCTCAACTGTAGACCAAAGCCGAAAGGAGTGGCCTTCCGTCTCCGCTTTACATCAGTCGTAAAGACCTGTTTAGCAGTGACGGGACCGGCGCCGGTTAACACCGTGCCGGTATGCACATACTCAACGCGACGGACAATATGCTCCATCACGTATCCGTAGTGCATGACCAAGCCGTCGTTCTGGAACATGGCAATGTTATTCATCACATCGCCAATGTTTGTAATCCAGTCGGCGGCCCAGCTATACGGTAACGCTTCCCAGAGCACGCTAGTGCTAGGCTCAAGCCCGTACAGATAGTTCCACTTCTGTACCTGGTCACGTATCGCTAAGACGCTGGAAGGCGCCTCAGCAAAATACGTGAAAGCTCCGCTGAACCAGACATCTCGTGTCTCGGTTACAACTTTGCGCAGCGTTCCGTATGCGTTGACGTAAAGGGGCGAAGGCAACTGCGGATAGGGTGAAACCCCATTCGTGGTCGTCTGCTCCTTCACTTCAACTACCTGTGGAAATGAATATCTGCGTCGGACTACTTTGCCAGAATCACGGTAGTACTGCCTCAAAAGCTTATCAGCTTTAAGGTATGAACTGCCGATGGCTTTAATGTCCGATATCGTGGGGAGAATACCGAATTCATAATTCAGGTACTCTCCGCCGAGATCCTGTCGACGAATCGTATTTAAACCGATCGCCGATGGGAGCCCGTCACGATACAGCTCAATCAAAGCATTGAGCGCGCTCGCGTGTGGGTTGGTCGGGGCACAACGGCTAATTGCCGTCGAACCCAGAGCATCTAACGTGGATTCGTCAGATGCACTGTAAGAGCCCCAACAAGTCTGCC